CTTCAGAAAAGAATCCGCCATGGGGGGCATCCTGTTTTGAGATGGAATGCAAATAACATGGTGGTGCGCCAAGATCCAGCGGAGAACATGAAACCGGATAAAGAGAAGTCTTCGGAAAGGATTGATGGTGTGGTAGCCGTTATCATGGCTCTTGATCGGGCGATGAGACACGAGCATCCGGCATCAGTCTATGAAAGGCGAGGATTGGCATCAGTCTAAAGGCATGCGATGAATAATTGGCTTGATTTTATGAAACGATGGAAAAAAGTTATTCCAGACATCGAAGATACGTTTGCATTTATGGGTCTTGCAATGGCTGGATTTGGCCTATGGCAGAAATATGACTGGTTTGCATTTATCGTAGTCGGGTTCATATTATTTGCCCTGGGGCTTATAAGGAGCTTCCGGTAATGGCCATTATTGCGAAGTTGATTGAAAAAAGATCAAATCGTGATCCCCTATCAGATTATTGGTATTACCCGTTTTCTTCTCCTGCGATTTCGGGCGTGGAGGTAAATGAGTCTACTTCGCTCAATTATTCCGTGGTCTGGGCCTGCAGAAGAGTTATTTCTGAAACCATAGCCTCCCTCCCATTATTCGTATACAGAAGATTACCCGACAGTGGAAAGGAAAAGGCTCCTGACCACCGCCTCTACGATATCTTACACATCCAACCTAATCCAGAAATGACCTCTATGCAATATCGGGAGGTGGCCGTTGATCATGTGCTTTCCTGGGGGAATCATTATGGACAAATTATAATGTCAGGGGGTGGATGGCCTCAATCCATTTGGCCCTTGGATCCATCCAGAATGACAGTAAAAAGAGGTTATTCCGGGGATTTAGAGTACCATTACAGGCAATTAGAGGGTGGAACAAAGGTATTTAGGGCAGATGAGATATTGCATGTTCCGGGACTCGGATTTAACGGAATTATTGGATATTCCGTTATTGAACGGGCTAAGAATTCCATCGGCCTCGGGATGGGATTGGAAGAATTTCAAAACCGTTTTCTCGTGAATGACGGTAGTCCTGGTGGAGTGCTTGAGCATCCCAATAAATTGAGTACACAGGCTCAGGACAACCTCAAAAAATCATGGGCTGAAGCTCATAGCGGACTACCCAATAAATGGAAACCTGCAATCCTCGAAGAGGGAATGAAGTGGCATGAGGTCGGCATACCATTGAAGGATGCCCAATTCCTCGAAAGTAGAAAGTTCCAGGTCGTTGAGATATGCAGGTGGTTCAACATTGCCCCCTATAAGGTACAGGATTTTGACCGAAGCACGTTCAGTAACGTGGAGCAGGCCTCCATCGATTTTGTGGTTCATACGATACGGCCTTGGCTTGTAAGATTTGAACAGGCATATCAAGTTAAATTATTTTCGAGCAGGGAAAAAAACAAATACTTTGCGGAACATCTTGTAGATGGTCTTCTCCGGGGGGACATTCAGTCCCGCTATGCTGCTTATGCTATCGGGCGCAATTGGGGATGGTTGAACGCGGATCAGATTTGCGAGCGGGAGAATATGAATCCCCTTCCCGATGGGAAAGGAAAGATTTATTTGCAGCCCCTCAACATGGTTGAAGCCGGTACGTCCCTCGCCCCTCCCCAGCCTACCGAGTCCTTTAAACGTCTTCTTGACGATGCGATGACGCGGGCCGTTAGGCGGGAGACGCGCGACATAAAAGAAGCAGTGAGGAAAAAGGCCCTGTCAATAGCCTGGGTTGAGGGGTTCTATATGGAGTTTTGTAGCTTCCTTTCAAGAACTTTATCCCCCGTGGTCCAATCTTATTTTGAGATATCAAGTCTAAATGGACATTCCGAAATGTTGTCAAACGTATTTCTAAAGAGATTTTGTGAGAGTTACGCTCAGGAGAGTAAACGGGAATTGATCGGAACGTTGAGGATTAGATCCGGCGAAATGATTCTTGACAAGATTGATGAATGGATTTTGGAGAAATCCAAATTCAAGACCGATGAAGGGCTGAAACTTCTTAGCTCCCTTATCGAGGAGGTGAAATTCAATGCCAATGCCAAAGCCTAAAAATGATGAAACCAAGGATGAATTTGTCTCAAGGTGCGCCGGGGATGAGTTGATGAATAGTGATTACCCCGAGAAAGACCAGCAGTTGGCAGTTTGTTACAAGCTTTGGGATGATGCCCAGAAAGAGAAGAAGTCCGCTCGTATGCAGGGGCCAATGATGGATGAATCGCATGATGATTTCATGGACCGCTGCATGAAGAATGATGGGATGATGGAAGACCATCCTGAAGACGATGACAGGAAAGAAGCCTGTCAGATGATGTGGGACGGCGAAAGAAAATCTGCAAGCGATGGCAAGACGGAGCGGCGCGTTTTCTGCAACTTTGAACTCAGGACCGCCGACGATGGAAAGGAAAAGATTGTCTTCTACCCAGCCGTCTTCAACAGCTGGAGTGAGGATATGTGGGGGATGCGGGAGATAGTGGCTCCTGGAGCCTTCAGGAATACAATTTCGAAGGATGATATCCGGGCTTTGTTTAACCACGACCCCAACTATGTCCTTGGGAGAAACACGTCAAAAACCCTTATCCTAAGTGAGGATTCAAGGGGTCTTCGCGGGGAACTCGACCCTCCAGATACCACGTGGGCAAAGGATTTGCTCATATCGCTCAAGCGCAACGACATCACTCAGGGTTCTTTTGCTTTCAACACGATCAAGGATTCATGGGATTATTCCAATAAAGGTATCGTCAAGCGTCAACTCGAGGAAGTAAAGCTCTATGATGTATCCATCGTTACCTATCCGGCCTATCCGGAAACTTCGGTGCAGGTCCGGTCGAAAATCAAGGAGTTGCGAAAGAAGCCAGAATCTATACCCGATCCCGTCAGGCAGGAGTCTGAGCTATTGGGAATGCGGGAGCGCCTCTTGAAGGCGATCCTATAAGGGTTCCAGCAGATTTAATATCCAACCAGCCAGTATGAGAGACCGTGCCATGTTCGGCGCGGTTTTTTTATGGCCTAAATCGGAGGATGTGAAAATGGATAGAATCAAGCAGATCAACGATAAGATGGCAGGGGTATTCGAAAAATATTCTCTGCGAAAAAAGACCATTGAACTCGAAAACCGGTCCATGACCCAAGATGAAATCAAGGAACTTAACGGATACTTGGATCAGATCGAGGAATTGAAAAAAGAGCGGGAGCATGAGGAAAGGGCGGCATGTGTCGCTTCATGGGCAAACAAGGCACAAACCGATCCTCTTAAGCCTGGCATGGAACCTCCGGATCCCAATAAGGATCAGGGGTGGAGATCTCTCGGAGAGTTTCTTCAGGCAGTTCACCGGGGGACGATTGATCCGCATAACATCGATAAAAGGCTTGTCCAGGGACGCGGCGAAAATCGGGCCATCCTCGGGGCGAGCGAATCGGTGCCGGCCGATGGTGGCTACTTGGTCCAGAAAGACTTCAGCCAGGAAATCTTCAAGATCATGCACGATAGTTCGGTGATCCTGGGAAGATGCCGGAGTATCCCGATTTCGGGCAATGCCAACGGAACCCGAATCAATGCCGTCGACGAGACAAGCCGGGCCACGGGGTCGAGATGGGGCGGTGTTCGAGGCTATTGGGTAACGGAAGGCGGGGACATCACTTCCAGCAAGCCCAAGTTTCGTCAGATGGAAATCAACCTTCATAAACTCGCAGCGCTCTTCTATGCGACGGACGAGCAGCTTTCCGATGCGGTTCAATTGGAAAGTATCGCACGAGAGGCCGTCCCCGAGGAGTTGAATTTCCTCATCCAGGATGCCTTGATTAATGGGACAGGACAAGGGATGCCGCTCGGGATTCTCGCCTCCCCCGCCCTCGTTACGGTTGCGAAAACGGCTGCACAGACGGCAACCACTCTTACGGCAACCAATGTCATCAATATGTTCGCCCGGTTCTGGTCACAGGGCCGCAAAAGCGGCGTATGGTTGATCAATCAGGATACATTGCCTCAGCTTTGGGGAATGAATCTATCAATCTCCACGGCCGGCGGCGCCCTTGTCTGGATGCCGGCAGGCGGAATCTCGGGGGTTCCCTATGACACTCTCGGGGGGATGCCCGTACTTCCTATCGAGCAGTGCGCGACCCTTGGAACGGTTGGCGATATCATCCTTGCCGACTTCAGCCAATATGTCGTTGGGGAAAAGGGCGGGTTAAGGTCTGATGTATCCATGCACGTGGCCTTTGTTACCGAC